TCAGACACTATGATCTCTTGTCACAAGGTGTTTGTAAACACTCGATGTTTCAAGAACCTAGACAACCTTTGAAGCAAAGTTTCCCGTGAGGGGAGTTTTGTTTCAAGAGGCAACATAGACTGCTCAGCATGAGCAATCGAATGAGCCTCAGGTATGTCCTTTAGGCCTTCTAGGAAATACTCGAAATTATTTCGAGCAAATCCCAGCCTACGGAATACAGAACAAACCTTCTCGTCGAAGGTTTTTATCTCATCTCGAATTTCACCAGGAATGGTGTATTCTTTGAGGTAACCAGTGAGGTATCCATAATCAGCATAAAGCTGACGATGGACAGACTCATTTAGTCCCGTTAGAGACGAGAGAACAATCTGTTCAAACGTTAATTCCAGACCGGATTTAATCATCTTTTCAAGGTTTGACCCCTGATAAGACCAATTAAGTCCCAATGGATGAATAAAATCAGGAACGTGTGCAAATACGTTCAGGACTTTATTTTGGCGTTTAGACAGAAGGCTCCGAATCCGAGGTCCTATTAACCGAGCAAGATCAATGAAGTTGTTATCACTAACTTGGTGCCACTTTAACTGTGGCAATACAATGTTAGGTAATATCAACTTTCCAGCAAACTCAGCAAGGTTTGCTGAACTAATTGATTTGCTAGGAGAATAGGGGCATTCCAGAAGGTGAAGAGAATTGATATACTGACAATACAATGTATCGTTTAGTATAACAACATCATCACCTACGACATAGAAATCATGATCCCATTTATAACCATTAAGGCCATAAAGTAAGAGACCATGAGTTAGTGTAAAAAGAAAGAAACTTGGGTTAAACCCTAAGGGTTGACCCTTTTTCCAACGTATTACACCAATTTCCGAGGAAAAGTCAGAAAGGGATACGTCCCTAAATAACTTTATCCAAGGTGATTCTATACCGTAAACGGTTTCCAAAACCGCTATCTGCAACTCCAATGGGAAGTAGTCAGTCGCATTAGAAAGGTCCACAGAGTGGACAATCCTATTGTCTCTGAGTGCTTCTTGCACAGGAGTGAATGCTCGACCTTGGTCGTGCGTACAGTCCCATGGTAACTGTTTTACAAGATCCTTTAGATCCTTCTGTAGTGGTTCAGATGCCACTTGGAAGAGTCTAAAGGGAGAAGCAATGCTTCTCAACTTGTAACCAGGTTCCTGAAGGAAATGTACCTCACCTGCCTTCATGCGGGTACCAGTCCATGCATCAGGTTCTAGTTCCTCCCACAAACGTGGTAGGTCTATACCTTTGAAAACCCATTTATAAATGGGATCCCAAAGGGCCTTAACATGGAGATAGGTATCAACATTTCGTACGAGATCAATCTCGTACAGCAGATGAGAATTCTGAGCCTTAGAACCATAGAGAGTAGGAGCCCTTTTAGAGGGACTTCCTCTCCATGTAACTAAGGATGTCGGCACGTCCTTTACTGTTCTTAACTGAGTAACTTGTCTTGTTGATCTCCTGATGAGATCCATAAGACCCTTCGGTACCACCGAAGGTGTAGCAGAGACTGCCTCAAGGAATTTCTTCCTCTGAGTACTAGTAACCTTACTAGAAACCCAGTTAGAATAGGCCATAAATGCGTTAATAACTTTTATAAAGTTATTATCAGATTTAAGAGCCCATCTCATGAGGTAGCCAATCACGCCTTTATATTCACCACGGCGGTTCCTTGCCAAGGAACAATCGAAGGGAATACCAGAGCGTAGATGAATGAGTGCTTGTTTAAGGGTCTTCACCCTATTAACAGTCCACTCCTCACCGCTACAGGTCACCCAACGCACAAATAATCCTGCAAGAGGATTAATCGTGTGTTTTGGTACACCGATGACAAGTAGTCTTAGTGTCAATCCCGATAGTAGACTCATTGTAGAGTCCATACTATGGTCCTTTCTTCAAGGATTCTAGTTCTATCAGAATAGCACCGAGCTACTCTTCAGGTTATTCAGGTCTCGAATATCCTTATGAGGTACGCGAAATATCTGGGACATTACCAGGTGCTAGAGTGTCTGCCTTTGAGTCACTAATAGCTATTGCAGGAACTTTGATTTGCATCAAAACTCTTGTGATTTCAGCTTTTAGGTAAGAACTCAAGTGGCTGATTGGTTCTGCCTTTGGCATAGCCATTCGGTCAGTAAACAATTCAGATTCTATGAGTTTAATACTCTTTAGAGCTTCTGTCAATTGAGCAGCGCGAGCAATATCGCGGAGTACTGCAGTTTGCTGTTTGGAGAGCAAAGGCTCAACCAAAGCACTTTGTAGTATTGCCATAATATTTCACCTCCTTTCTAGGGATAGACGGG